TAAGGGCAGTAATAGAGGGATCCAGACCCATATTTTTGAGCTTGATGAAAGCGGTCATAACCTCCTGCAATTCATATGGGGTAGTCGCAGCAAATTTATTGATAGTATTAAATGCTTGCCCGGCAGCAGTTTCACTTCCCTTAAAGGACGTTTTGAGTGCAACTTGCATTCTTTCCAAATCTGCCGCTGCCTTAATAGCTGCCAGAACAGGTGTAGTCAAAGCAGCACCAGCTATCAGGCTTTTATCACCAATTTCCCCCATCGTCTTTCCTATTCTCTCAAATTGTTTAGCGTGCTTATTTGCGCCGGACAATGCCTTATTTATTACGGCTGTAGCTTTATCAACAGCAGAGAGAATTAACGCAATTTTGATATTCCTATCAGCCATTTTTATCTAAACCTTCTTTAAATGCTTTAGCTTTAAGTGATTCCAGTTTTGATGCTTCATTGTGCCATTCATAAATCTGAGAAGTCTTCCACCGCTCCACTTCCAAGGGGCTAATGCCGTAGTAAGAAGCCACATAGGCTATCATGCTACGGCTGATCAAAAATTTAGCTGTTGATACATCACAATGAGCATGTTATAGTCCTTCATTTTCAAGCGGCCAATATTTTCTATAGGCTGCTTTTCATCGTCTAAGGTTGTAGCAACGGTAATTGATGCTTTTAGAGTATTGGCAGTGATATCAACTTTCTCTCCACTCTCCTGGTAACGCACCACATACTTGTGATCATTTGCAATCAGCTCTCGCACTACTGCAACTTTATTGCATGCAGGAAGTAAGGATCGTTTCACCTTATTCCCATTTTCATAGACTTTTGTCTCGATTCCCATAGTCTCATCCTCTTCTGTTTCGTAGTAATACCCCGCCTCATTGGGTTCTGTGGGAAAAATACGTTCAATGACATCTGTTGACTGGTTGCTTTCCATACTTAATATTGTTTTATGAATAAAAAAAGGGCTGTACCGATATAGACAGCCCTGTTGTCAGTACGATAAATATTAAAGACCCAGGTTGATACGATACTGAGCCAAAACGTCCTTGTCTTTAATGAAAAGGATGTTAGTGAATGCATCCACTTCAAAAATGCGCTGGCCATCTACTTCCAAACGGTAGTAAGTGCAAGTATATTCGCTCTCCTGCTCCGGATTGTCGTTCATCTTCAGGCCGATAGCCGGTAGGGCATCCTTGAACCTGACAGTAAGGAAAGCCACCGCTGCTTTCTGGCCCGTCCTGCTGCCAGTTTCCCATGTTTCAAGGTTTCCCCGGACCTGGATTTGACTGGTTTGAAAAGGATCGCCAAATTGCTCTATCAATTCAGGATAAACGGCATTGAATTTTACCTTTCCGGTCATTTTTTCAAAGCCGGCAGGAAGTTCAATATCCATCTGCAGGCCCAAAGCTTTGACGTCAACGCCCTTAGCCTTAACCGCAGGCAGCTGCCACTCTTCCACCTTACCCAGCAAGCTGTTACCATTATTGTATACATTGGCGTTACTTAACCGATTAATTTCGTTTGCCATTTACTGTTAGTTGAATTGATTTAACAAATTAATGTCCAGCACGTCTTCGTAAGTGATGCGCTGCGTCGGCGTAGGTATCATATAGACACGCCGAAATCTAACCCAGCCGGCCGCCAGCTGAGAGGACGGGTTGTCCGCAGGGAAATAAAGCACCCTGCTACCAGGCAGAACCGTTTTCCGCTGAATGAGTGTCCGGATTAGGTTGTTACCCTTTTCCCGGATACTGTCTATCTGTGCCTGATCAAGCGGCTTGTCGATATCATCGATCGATGCCAGCTCCATGGTTTCGATAACCATATCGTCTGCACGGCGGATATTTAGGAAATTACGGACACTATCTGACGTTGGGAATGATGCGTTATGGTTACCCCAGGTACGGATACCTGTACCATATCCGGCAGCAATAGTGGAAATACCAGCGGCGTTCAGCAGGTTCGCCTCACAGTTCGCATCGTTAATGCGCCACTCTATTGGGCGTTCACTTCCAGTGGCATTGGGTATTTCTTTATTTGACGGAGACCACCAGTATCCAAAATCCCGATCCGTCGCGATGATCACACCGGCCATGAAGGCAGAATATGGATAATCAGCATCTGCCTGCAGGTAATCATCGAACGTTTTCAGAAATGGATACAGAAGATAGGCACGGTCATCACTGGTATTAAACACCAAGGAGCCTGCTATCCCACGGCCCGAAATGGCCCCGGAAATGGTTGTACCGTAAGGAGCATCCAGGAAGTATACCGCACGAAACTTTTTCGCTGCAGTATCCATGGCGTCAGCGATGGCTGAAAGTGAACTGTACTCCGGTGATACAAAGATCTTCGGGTTAAAGCCAAACATATTAAAGGCCAGGTCAAACAGAGCGATACCAGTACGGTTATTGTCTACATCTACGCCGCCTTTTAGCTGAGTAGGTGTAACGCTGGAGGCATTCAGCTTCTTATAGGTGAACTTATAAACCGTATTGTCAGCAATGCTGCTACTGATCGCCTGGAAATTACCAAAGGGATCAAGCGTATAGTCCACATTTATAACGATGGGGGCCGGCGTTGTTCCATCTGAAAGTAAGATGGTAACGGCGCCAATAGGCGCATTCGCCAGCTTTAATTTACCACCCACTACAGTTTGAGATTCAGCTGTAACCGCAGTTGTATTAGTAGTGGCATCAAATGTATTTACCACCAGTATCGGTGAACTGCCGGCGATAGCCCGAATGATCTGTAACGTTTTCGGAATATTGAACCCTGGAAGCGGTTTGCCAAACTGAGCGTCATCAGCCGGCGTTGTACATAATACAAGTTCGTTCTTCGGGCCGGTGGGAGCGATGCCAAACAGCGCGACAACAGATGATTTTATTACTGTTATCGTCTGACCTCCGATTTCGCTTTCTATCGTTTCAACCCCATGAAGGAAGTCTGTCATAGTTATACTTTTTTAGATGCTGTTGAAAGTTTTGTTTCCACTAATAGGCCCCGATTAATGAGCGCTTTTACCACAGGATGATCCTCTGGCAATTCTTTCTCATCACCAGGTGCAAGACGGAGATCCTTTTGGGTCTTTTTACCTTCTTCGTCTACCAGGATAGTAGAATTATGGGCCTGGCTGCCGATGTATTTAAAATTCTTCATCAATCTTGGTTATTAAGTCCTTTAAATGACGGTACCATGATAGGGCGATCTTCCGGCTTCTGAATAAACATGGTTTCACACTCAAATTGAAAGACGTGTACCCATATCTTCTCTTCTGTTTGCCCGATATCATCTGCGAGATAATACAAGCGATGGCAGTTTACCGGTTCAAATCCCAGCAGAGCCTGCTCCACCAAATCCCGCAACACGTACAAACCATTTGCCGTATACATCAACCGTGCATGACAATCCACATTAAACCGAAGTTTGCGGGGCTGAGCCTGGGTATTTATAGAAACAGATGGTTCTCCTTTACCACCGGCATAATACACATATGCGATCGGCCTGGCAAGGCCGTTCTTATAACCAGTTGATGTTTCGGGAAGGTCCTCAGCATCAAACGGTACGTTTACGAGTGAAAACTGGTCCTGCAAATGCTTGACGATACTTTGCTGTATTTCGTATATGTTCATGGTAATGGATCCAGGTAAATTATTACTGTCTTTCCATCGTATTTCTTTTCACCGCCCATTCCTGTGTATTGTTGACCTTTGATAGATAGCACCTCTCCGTTTCCTGATAACACACTTTCCAGTAATCCAGTGAATACACCCTCCAGGTACTCAATACGAGGCCGTAACGCTGTATAGTCCTGATCTCCTATCTTTTCGTCCTGCGTTGGCTCACTGAAAAGCACATCTGCCGTAAAAGAGCCGCCGGCAAGTGGCTCCCATATTGCCGAATCTGCATAAACATTCGTTACCACCTTATTTGCCACTTGCCTGGCTCTATCAAACCAACTCACTATGCAATCTGCTTTAACAGGATTTGTCCAGTGGTGGCGCCGGCAGCAGCATCTGCAAAAGCATAACCGGCAGCAGTATTACTGGTGGCCGTTTTTGTGAAGTTGCTGGCAGCTGCGTCCCAGTAAAGTTTATCACCGATAGCCCAGGCGGTACCGGTAGCTTTGGTAACCTGCCACACACCAGTTAACGCCACCTCGCAGGTAGCGCCCTGGATAGCTGATCCCAATGCAATCCCTACGATGGAACCAACCTTAACTACCTGTTCGGTAGTATAACCACCGGAAGGTGCTACCACTTCAAGTACATCTCCCGGCTGAATATAATTTTGTGCCATTTGTTTTTATTTGTGGCGGACGCTGTTAACGTCCGCCATTTTTATAATTGGTTTTCCAAGGAAAGATTATGCACCAGGATTTTTAACGGCACCACGGTAGCCAATGGCATCCACGCCATAATCAAGGCCAACCTTCCACTGTACGCCATCAACGGTAAATCCTTTCTGGCTTTCCAGCCGGGGCGTTTGGTTGCCTTCAAGAAAGTTAACCTCGATAACGGGTTCCTCGTTAGGATCTGCGAAGGCATAATATTCATTGCCTTCAATGCGGGGAGTGTCGACAATATCCTTGAACAACCCAGCGCTCTTATTCGGGCGCTGTAATTTATTCGGGGTATCCGGATCAACCTCCGCCTTATTTATCACCCTGGCGTTACCACCATTCGCAACTGAGCAGAGCAGGATTTCAGGACGCAGGTCAAGGTATTCGTTACCATCCTTATCCATCTGCTTCGCCATTGTTACCCTCATCTGATCAAAGGATTCAACGCTCATCGCGGAGCCGGAAGCAATAAGATTTTTATGGTCTGCGTGGAACAAGGCTTTACCATCGCTCAGTACCGGATTCTCAGCGAGCAACTTGTACACATCGATCTCAACACTTCTGGACGCAGCACGGCCCAAATTGGACGCAATACGGGTAAATCCGGCAAGATCATCGTTAACAATCATCACACGGGTGAGATTAACGATATTGCCCCAGGATTCCGCAGATACGCTTTCTTTTTCTGCATCGGTTATTTCCTTGTTCTTAAACTCCCCGTTCTCCTTAACCTTGTCCAGCCGGCTAAAGCTACCCAGGCGCAAACGGTGGCTTTGACGAAAATCCGGAACGCTGCCCACAGCGCACCAACGGCGCCAGGTATCAGCCTGGATACTATAGGCGTTAAGCAGGATCCTTCTGGTAGT